GAGGCACTAATGTTTCTAGTGTTGTACTTGCTGTGGCTGCTGCTACCATATCGGTAGCTGTTCCCGTTCCAGCACCTGCACCTGTTGCAGTAAAGGTTAAACCTACAGTATTTGCTGTTGCACCGATAAGAGTAAAGTCGGTTGTTGCACCGCCAATACCGTCATTAAGCGTAACAATAGTATAAGATTTGTCAGCAACTGTTGCTGTTGCTGCTACATCAGATTCACTAGTAATGCCTTCTAGCGTTGTTCCTGTGGTTGCAATAGTTCCTACAACATCTGAAACAGTGCTTCCTCTTGTCCATTTCTGGAGTTGCCAGTTATAGATAAGTAAACTTCTTGTTCCGGCATTGTTAGCATAGTTCCATACTACTAAATTCTTAATAGGGTCAATAGCAACACTCATAGTATTAATACTTGCTAGAAGGACATCATCAAAAAACCACCTATCTACTTTCTCCAAGCCTATAGGAGTGATAGTTTGTCCATCTGTTGAATACCATCCATCATCAGAGAGAAAGAAGCTTACAGAGCCATACTGTGCCACTGAATTGCCTTCTAAACAGCCTAGCCCTCTTGATATAGTATCAAACTGGAAGAATAAGGGTGAGCCTACATAGGAAGCTCGTAATACAGCCCTTTGTAAGAATACTAACCCAAACTCACCGCCTGTAATAGCTTGTACGTTTCCGCCATCGGCTATAATTTGATAATCTGATTGAGAAGTAGTACCGCTAGTCCAATCTGTTTCATCGTTAATATCTGACCATTGCACCTTGTTAGTATCTGTACCACCTGCAAGATTTCCTGCGAATACAAAATCCCTGACAATAGCAATGTCTTTAGCTATAGGAGCAGCAGCAGCAACATCTGCAAATACGGTTGATACACCTATAGTCCATGCCTGTATCTTTTCAGAGTTATTAGTTGCTAATACTACTTTACCAAATTGCTCAAATTTCCATATACCAGTTCCACCATATCCTCCAGCTTTAGATACATCTGCTAAAGCGAGAGTGGTATTGTTTAGATTAAATAACTTGGTTGCTCCGCCAGCAAATACCGCAACATCATCACCATATCTAGCAACGAATACCGAGTTTAAGTTTTCACTAGCAGCACCAGAATAATTTTCAGCACTAGTAAAGGGAGCATACCCAACAGATACTGGGTATACATTTTTGGCATCAATTATTGCACCAGCGTTAGATGGTTGGTCAGGCAACCAATCCGTAAATTGTAATCTTTTTGTTGGCATATTATCTCTTTATTGTTAAATAGTTAATTGCTGATTGCAATATTGAAATATTATCTTTTGCTTTGCCTAATAAAATATTACAAGCCGAACATAATAATCCACGAACTTTATTTGTATTATGACAATGGTCAACAGCTAAACGGTTTCCTGAACCTTTTTCACAATTTTCTACATTTTCGCCACATATTTCACAACAATGATTTTGCATTAATAATAAATCATCATAGTCTTGCAAGCTAATATTATATTTTTGTGATAAATGAGCTTTTCTTGCTGATATTTTACCTTGATTAGATTGCTGCCATTTTTTAAAACATAATTTGCACATTGACTGAACTCCTTGCTTACTTCTATTTTCTTTATAAAATTCAGTTTTTGGCTTTTCAATATTGCATTTAGAACATATTTTCATTTTTATGTTTTTTGGATATAACAAAGAGCATAGTATGGAGGTAAGTTAGCATTAGTTCCACTTACGCCTGTAGTGCTATTAGCTACCGTAATTCCTGTTGTTGCAGAACTTGTATTAACGGTTGTAGAATTACCAGCCCTACTACCAGACTCATCTGCATTAATAGTGAGGTTTGCTCTTGTATATGGGTGGGTATGTCCAGGGTCTGTAACTGTAGCTGTATGTGTATGGCTTACTACAACAGCATTTGCACTTCCTCCTGTCGCATCTACTGCATAAGTAGAGCCTGCTCCTACAACAAACCTATCTCGTAAATCAGGGGTTGAGCTTGTTCCATTACATAATAACCATCCAGCAGGAATAGAGGCTGTAGACCCAGACCATAACATAATCATACCAGCAACAAAGGTAGTTCCCCATGTGGGGGTTGCTCCACTTCCAGCAGATGTTAAAAATTGCCCTGAAGTGCCTGATGCACCATCTAGCGTTAAATTTCCTGTTACTGCAAGAGTCCCTGAAGAGGTTAGTGTGCCAGCATTAGTTAAGCTGTCAAGACTAGAGCCATCCTGAAATTTCTTAACTTGCGACATGAGCTCTCTGCCCATATTATTCAGTGTCGAGGGCGGACATCCTTCATTTATATTGATACCATTTATATCAGTATTTGATGCAGCGGTTGCTGACCATTCACTTACTTTAGTTCTGCTCATAATTTATCCTTTCCTTAACCATGTGTTAGTTCCTGTGGGGACAGTTGTCCAAGTATTTGTTCCTGCTGTTTCTGTTGTCCATGTGTTAGTTCCGACTGCAACGGTTGTCCAATTATTACCCTGAATATGTCCATCAGCAGTTAATATTGCTGTTGCTGAAAATGAACCTATGCCATCTCTTATGGCTGATGGGGAAGCTGATAGAGTACCAGCGCCTAATACAGATGCACTGCCTAAAAATAATTCACTGCCTAATGCTGTAAGGGTTGCTGCTCCAGATACACTACCTACACCAAATACTAACTGACCACTAGAGATTGCTGTTACTGTAGCCGTTCCGTTTACCGAAGCACTACTGGTAACTAATTGACCTGTTGTGACTGCCTCTAGTAATGCTGTTCCACTTATTGAGCCATTACCACTAATAATCTGACCAGAGGATACTGCAGTAAATGTTCCTGTGCCACTTATTCCTGCTGTACCAAATACTGGTGTTCCAACAGTAACCACTGTAACTGTTGCTGTAGCTGCAATGACTGCAACTCCAAGAAGAGTGCCTCCAGCTAAAGAACTATACGGTGACTGTGAAAATGCACTTATGCCAAACATCTCTACCCTTATAATTATTGTCATTATAAAGCTCCACATCTACACTAGGTTTACTCCTTCAATAACTGTAGTATGAACCAGCTGATATGTAATAGTAGTAACATTGCTGTAGTGCAAAGGTATAAGAACATCCGAAGCTCCCGCTTTCCATCTATCATGTCCATAAATACCAGCACTAGTACAACAGAACCTGTGACTGCTCGTTGGTTAATACCTAGATTACCATTTATGATTTTATTCTTTGTACCTAGAGGTACGCTTGATGCCATATCAGCAGTAACAATAACTCCATCTTGTACTAGGCTTACTCCAGTTGACCCATTTATTTCCGTTGACATTAGACTGTTGCTCCTTTTAGTTCAACTACAGTAGTCATGCTATCTACTTGATTTGTTATATCTCGTAACCTCTGTTTCTCTGCAACAATAACGGTAGTATCAGAATTAGATTCTAATGCCTTCATATAGGCTATGTCCTGCTCTACTAGTAAAGGCTCTCTTTCAGCACGAAGTCTATCTTTTGTAATGTCTTTAGCTTTAGCTATATTTACTGTTATTCCCATGTCCACGCATCCCTAAAAGTTCTGTCAGTTGGTATATCTGCTACATCTACAATGTGATAGTTTTTTCCAGTTGGCACATCTTTCAGTGCAAGTTCTACTGATACGGCAGGCACTATGACAGCGACTGTCCCATCATCATTTGTGTATACTATTCTTGAGTTCATATTATTTCCCCTTATCTAAAAACTACAACACAACAATAACTACCATCTCTCTGGACGCCAATTTCATAATGTCTTAACGTAACGGAAGTTGTAGCTGGGTCTACAGCAAAGGTGTCAGACCCTGAATTTGAAACTGTTGGTTGAGCCATCCATTGTGTTGAGAAGTTCGCATCTGACATTGCTGTGGTAAAATTAATCACATACCATCCAACTCCTGAATCGGTAATAGAGCTTACATTTCCACTAGCAAGGATTGAAACTGTACCAGTCCCAGTAAACGTTACCCATGCTCTAGCAGAGTATGATGGTGCTGAACCACTTGCTGTTGAAAGTGCAGTTGGTGTATCTGTAGTTATAGCCATTGTCCCTGTACTTGCAGGTAGTGTTAATGTATTTGTGCCTGCGACTGCTGGTGATGCAATGGTAATAGCTCCAGAGGTGTCTCCTGTTAATACTATGTCAGCCAAAGTAATTCTCCTTTAATAAATCTTCCGTTGCTATCACGCATTATTCTGTCTCCTCATCTCCTTTTGGATTTTAACTTTAGCTACTGTGTCTTTCCAAGTAGTAGTAGTACCATTCAGTAAGTCTTTGTATTGCATATCCATTTGGTCTTGAATTAATAAATAATCATATGCTCTTTTATTTATTGTTGTTATTGCCATTATTCAAAATCTTCTTTAGTAAATCCAAATCTTTCAATAGTAGATAAATCTTCTATATCAGTCCAAATAGGTTCTAGTGTTGCACCATCATAATCAGGTTCATTATAATTATCAGGATAGGTTTGAATGTTTTGCTTTCTACTCATAGTACCTTTTAGTAAAATAATAAATTCATTATATTCAGGTGTGCCTTGAATATTATTTAAGTCTTGTCTAGTGTTAATTATATATTTCATATTATTCTCCTACCTTATGATTACAGACGCCACGAGACCCAACACTGCTATCAGAATAAGTAGGAGCACCACTCCACTGAGAAAAACGTGATCCAGAGTTAGAAGTCCTACTCCAAAGACCACCGAGAATCACGACGTTAGATAGATTATAAGTTGAACCACGACCTTCAGTATTAGCAGTGTAAGCCGAAGAACCATTTGGTCCACCAAAATTATTACCCCAAGTCCACATACAACCAGTTGATTGGATAACACCCCATTTAGAAGTAAAATTATCGTCTGTTGCACTCATTTGTGTTGTAGTTGGGTCACTTCCTCTTGAACTTTCTTCTGTAGTTCCATAAGCTAATGCAGAAAATTCTTGATAAGTAGGTGGTCTTTTCCCATGAGAAGATAATAGTTCAGCTTGTTCCCACCAAGTATAAGAACCATAAGTTGTTGAACCATTACCACCAAATAAACTTGGTACTTTAGGTGGTGAACTTCCATCTGCTATTGTAACATTATAATAAGATGTTCCATTAGTATGATGGTCAACTCCTGTTAAATAAATATCTGACCAAAAATGTCCACCCACTAAAGTCATTCCTCTTGGGTCTAAACTAGTTGGTCTAAATTTTAAATCCCATAATGAATATTCGTTAATTGCTGGAGTAGTATCTCCACCTGATGTTCCTGTTGCGTTTCCACCAGGAGCATAATGAAATCCACCTACTTTTCTAGCATTTGCTGATGGTGGACTAACATGGTCTGTAGTTGCTTCTAAAGCACCAGCAGTTGTACACCAAATAGCATAATCTGTCCAGCTGTAGCTGATG